TATAGCTGAGTATTCTGACCCAGCATTAAGGATATTAGCATTGCCGCCAAAAACTACACCCAAATCACTTAAGCATTGGTTGGTATCGCCCCCAGCAGCGCAATAATCCCCAGATGCGACGCTCGACTTGCCAAAAAGAACGCTTGAATCAGTCCCGCTAGCTTGATTAAAGTTACCGCCTACGATTGCGGAGTTTGTGCCTGAAGCAATATTACTTTCACCGCCAAGCACAGCAGATTTATCTCCAGAAGCCACCAAGCTGGTTCCACCAACTGTAGCTGCGTAAACCGCTTGCGCTTGGTTAAAGGCTCCACCTAAAACTGCGTTGTCTGTAGAAAGAAATAGATGCCCAGTTCCTACTGAAAAGCGGTCACTGCCAGTGTCATACTGCAAGTTGGCCGATTCTGTTATCGCGCCAGTAGAGCTTCCGATGGGGATGTAATTCTCAGTTAAGGTCGGAACATAAAAAATGCGTCGCCACACCGAAGTGTCTCCATCAAATACAGCCCAGTCACCAACATTCCAGGATGACGTACCATCTAGGCTGGTTGACCCAGCCGCGCTTACGATATATACGTCTCCGTTCGTGCCAGTACCACTCACTAGGGCGGGCGTATTTGTGTTAGCATTCCACGTGCCAACAAATCTGAGCGCTCCGATTTCTGATGTAGCTAAATCGACAATTTGTTGATTACTGATGCGAAGCGTAACACCGGCTCTATCAATCTCTAAATTATCACTTAATTCCGCAGACCCAGCCGCTGTCATTTCTGATATTTTTACACCCATTTTTTTACCCCTCGATTTCTCGCTCTTGGCCGTCTTCAATATCTCTAACTGAGTCATCCTCAGTGAATCGAAGTTCAGCATTGACAATTGATTCCCCATCAGGAATTAATGCAAATAAATATTGATTGTGAACTGGCAATTGATTCATATTAGATTCCCCCGTACCACCAAATATTGGTTGCAGAAGTTGTTACAGCTTGAGCGTCTATAGTTGCAGACGCTATAATTTTTACACCTGCTATTGGGTAAATTACACCTGCATTGAGTTGAGGGTAATAACGCTGTTCGCCATCAGCTGTTTCCACAATAACACTTCCCGTGTTTCCAACCATTAATTGGCAAAAAATTTCTGGGGTTTCCGTACCAACAGTAATAAAACCACCTCGTGTTGGATAAATAGAGTATTCGGTGCTGTTGGCTGACTTGTTTAAAGGCTGTGTTTTAAAAGATTGCATAGTTCACCTTAATATTTGACAATGAAGTTAAAATAATAGTTTTTGGGGCGTGTTTCGTTACCGCCCTGCGAGTTTGTGCTGTTTTGAAACGTATAGTCGTTATCACCACCTGCCGCTGACTGGTCCGACACTGTTCCAGGGGTCGTACCAATCCAAGACCCGGCAAAATCGGGCGCGTGAGCGTGAGAGCCAAACTCGTCAGCTTGAAACGTGCCTACATTGTCACCGCTTGTGCCGTCTCCTCGATTTGTTCGACTTGCGGCGTCGGGGTCAAGCCCCCTGCCATCGTCCCACGCTCTTGTAAAAGAGCCTCGCCAATCTGGCATTTTCCACAATAAAGGACTTAAAAGCGTGGCAGTTTTACTTGATACGTCGGCAGCGGTATCCGTTGATAGGATTTCAATGGGAACGGTGATAGCGCTTGGAACAACCGGTGCCGTGCCAGCTCCATCAACTCTGTAATAAATCGCATAGCTTTGACCTAATACAGCAATTTCGAAATAATTGCCGGCGTTTATCGCATTTCCAGAAAGGGCCGTATACGCATATGATGCAAATCCATCTATAGCTCGAGCAGTTATCAACGCTACTTCCTCGGCAGTATTTCCACTTACCAAATTTATTTGAAATGAGCCAGCAAAGCCTGGAAGTGCTGGGTCTGTGCCAGCGCCATCTTTAGTAAACCAAACATAGTAACTTCCGACCGTGGTCACAAAAGCAATATACTGCCCTCCACTAATTGAAGTCGCCGGAATACCAGTAAACTCCCATCGGGCCGGTGTTGAAGCACTTCCTAATGTGATTACATTTAAAGTCATTGAAGTATCAGTAGTGGGTGTCGTAACTGCGCCATTGGCTGTATTTTCCATAGTCCATGTAGGGCCTGAGTCAGCAATACTCCTAATTCCAACAGATGCATGACCGGCAACATTTTCAATAAATGTGAATCCGGAAGTTCCTGCGCTCCAAATATTGGTAACACCAATATTGGTTGTGAAAATACTAAAAATATCACTGGAACCACTCCAGGAACTTACTGCACCCGTATTGTCTTCAGCAATGCCATAAACATTCCCAAAAAGTTTACCTCCTGAGAATGGAACATTATAAAGCCGGTTGTATTGTCCTGCTTGTAGTAATTCTTGTCCTGCTGCCTGAATCCAACCCGGCGGAATTGAATCACTTGGAAACATTTGAGTAGCACCTATAGGGATAGGGCTGCGCCAATCTTCAACCAGGCGGTTATCAGAAGGAACAAGAGTTAAAACATCATAAGCTTGCTCACTCTCAAATGCAGGGTAGGAAGAATTTGGGAAATTAGTAAAATCATTAGGTTCGGGGAAATTTAATCTATTTAAAGACGCTTGAACCTCTGCGTAGGTTTCATAAGGATAGACAGAAGAAGATGCACCACGTTTTAAATAAAAGTTGGTCATTTCAATATTGACATTTGTGTTTAAAGGAAATCGAAACACTATTTGTAAATAGTCATCTCCATTATCGCCTAAGGTTTTACCAATTAAATCTGGAAGAGTTTCTGTAACGTTTAGTGCTTGCCAGGCGGTGTTTAAAGAAAAAACCCCTAGAGTCGTTTCAACAGGAGCGCTGGGAGTCACTGAAGCTGAAGCAGTACCAAAGTTTTGCACCGCAAGTACCGTAACGTTGACGGTTCCAGCCAAATCAGACCGAGCGGCTGCCGCTACTGTTATTTCTTCATTTGATAAAGAACGAACATCCTTAATATTAAAGCGAAAATCCTTTTTGGTTTCCCCAGTACCAGGTGTTGTCGAAACATAATTAAAGTAATAAATGGGAGTCGCATCAACCGCTGTTTCGTCAAGAGTGAACGCTAAGAATTCTATTTTGTCATCAGGGTTGGTTCCATCCTTTTCGAATGACCATCCTCCCTCAGCCACGTTTTCAGTTACGCCAGAGGGAATAGGCTCATAGCGAGCTTGCTCAAAAAAGCGCATTTGCCCATTTAAAAATAAATTTTCTACTTCATTGTTAGTTGTAACACTTGATCCGCCACCTGCGCCGGGAGTATAAGGCTCAGAACTTTGCCAAACTGTGTTTCCATTTCTGTCTCTTAAACGCAAATAATATGCTTTATCGTCTTCCCAATAGACTGTAAATGCACGGCCTATCGAGTCTAAAGGAAACGGATTAGGCCGTGGTTTTTGACCTGCTGGGTCAAAATAAGTTGGCTTTGGCAAGCGAGTATCCCAATCTAATGTTTCAACTGTTCCGAAAGGTATGAAGTTTCCGTCGTTATCGGTTAGTTGCAGGACTGGGTTTGGAGTTAAGACATATGAAATCATTGATATTGGCCTCCGATGAGGTTGGCAAGGACTGCTTTTGCTGATGGTTTATACGCAGTTGTTATTGCTTGTGCAGATTTTTTTGCTGGTAAGGTTCTAAGAATGGCACGCGTCCCTTTTGCTAATGGCTTAGCTATTGCATTTCCTACATACCCTCCGGCTATAGTTCCCCACTCGGGGTTGACATGCGAACCCAAAAGTAAACCTGTTGCAAGGCCGGCCCCTTGGTCGAAATCATTTCTGCGCTTAATGGTGCTTTGTAAATGACTCATCAAGCTGTGTAATTTTGGTGTCATACTGGTTTCTAAACCATCGTTAATAGCGTTATCATATTCTTTCGCTAACTTTTCTGGCTTTGTAACAGTATTAATTTTTCCAAGACGGCTTAACATAATTCGATTTTTTGCTTCGGTCGGCAAATCTTTCAAGACTTTTAAAGTAGATGGCTCTGGAAGTGAAAATACATTATGAATATTGGTTGGATTTGTAAGTCTTCCTGTGGCCATTTTGAAAATTGAGCTATTTTCTCGATAAGGAATCACATTCTTTCGAAAATAACTTTTGGCCGTGGAATATGCTTGTTCGGCCTCGGGGCCTGCGCGATTTAGATTAATATCTAAGTCTTGATCTAAAGCATCTAATCCCTTCTGATAATGTTTAATAAGAGCCCGAGAGGCAGAATCACCTACACTATTAGCAGGAGTTAATGCACTTATTTCACTTTGTAGTTGACCACGCAGATTAATGGCATTATTAAATGTAGGATTTTTAGATAATTCAGAAGCTACGCTTCTAATGTCAGAATCTTGTAGAATATTTTGTAAGACTTCACCAGGAAGTTTTTTAAATGTTGAAAATGTTAAGCGGTTATTGCCATTAGGGCTAACCAAATTACTAACACGATTATATAGAACATTTGCTTGACTCTTATGTTTTGCGTAGGTGTTTTTTATTGCTTTCGCTACATATTGTCCTGCATTTTCTCGATTTTGTCCACTCCCTAAATATTGTACAATATTTTTTACTGCCGCATCCGGACTAATCCAATCTTTTATACCTTGGGTAAGGAATTTACCCCCTTTAGCCAAACCAGGAATAATGTCAGCCACTGGAGAAGCTACAGCGCCAATCTCAGCGCCCTTAAGACGGTTTCCGGGATTAGTTAACCCACCGTATGCGGCAGCCCCTAACGCTCTTCTAGATACACCAGCTAGACCTGAGCCGCCTAGCCACTCAGCGCCCTTCCCAATGAATGGCAACGCTTCAGCTGCCCCTCTAGCTGCATCCAGGCCTTCGCCGCCCATCACAAATGGGATCGTATTACCAAGAAAGTCTGAAGCCTTGTATGTAAAACTATTTGGGTCACCAATAGTTTTCGCACCTTGTTTAGCTGCCCCTTGGACTACTGCCCCCAAAGGGGATAATATGTTTAATGCATTAACAGTCTTGCCACCCAAGCTTTGTAAATCATTCAACGTGGAGCTTGAAGCTTTATCAAGGCCTCCCACAACATCATTTCCAACTGACTTCAAATAGTTTCCAATATCGCCAAGAATGGACGTCTTGGATGCTGGAAGTTTTGGTACTGACGGAACAACATCTGGATTAGCCACAAAATCTATTTTTTGAGAATTTTGAGCTATAGGTACAAAGTCAATCTTTACATTTTGCATGGTTAACCTCTTTTATATCCCTGTGCCAAAGCTGCTTGTAACTGGTCAGCTGGAATATGACCCACATCTCCATTAGGAGAAATAACTGTTACCCTTCCTGGTGGAGCCGGTTGAGATGGGCTACTTTGCGAGCCAACGGGATTGCCCATGTAAATTCCTGGGCTTTGCATTGCGCTACGGTACGTTTGTGTTTCTTTACGTAATGTATTTGCAAAAGCTTCAAACTGTTGTTTGGCTAATTGAGGGTTATTTTTCCAGGTGGCAGGATTAGTAAGATTTTGTAAAGCTTGAATCACACTCGGCTGAATAGAATCACCGTAAAACTGACGAACTTGTTTAGCCAAAAGTTTGGAGTTAGTCATTGCATTTGTGTATTTTTGATAATCTTTTGGCGCTTCGCCCAGCATCGTTAAGAATTCATCGCCACCTTTATCAAAAACACCTTTTATTCCCGCATATTGAGTTAAATCATCTGGGTTAATTTGAGCCAATGTTTTATCAATGTTTGCTGCATACAAGTTTTTTTGTCGTGCCTGTGCATCGGTTGTATCTTTTAAAAGTTTTTGTGATTCACTATTCATTCCCGCTGCAACCTGCTGTGGAGTAACCACAGGGGCAGCCTGACCTGGAACTCCACCAAGCTGTTGGCTTTGATTACCAACATAGTTAGCTACATTTTGGGCTAGCTGAGGATTAGATGCCAACAACTTTTTACCAAATGGAGTTTGGAAATATTTTTGAAGAGCATACGCATTACCAAATCTATTCTGACTTTGGCGCAGCATACCTTGTTTAGTATTAGCATTCTGCTGCATAATTTGCATGGTCTGTGGTAAATACTGATTTTTTAAATCGGCGCCTTTAACCTGGGCATTCAAAAGTGCCATTTTAGCCGCATTCATTGCAGGCATTTCTTGATTCATCATTTGAGCGCGTTTATTTTGAAGCTGCGCCGCTTTGGCCGATAAAGCTTCATTTATTCCGCCGCTGATTGCTTGCATAGCATTAAAAGGCCGATAACCCATCATAAGAAACTCCCCACAAGGTCTCCAATACCGCCAAGAATACTGGAATTGTTAGCATTTTTTTGCGCTGCATCAGCATTAGCTTGAGCTTGCTGCATACCCGCAATGTCTCGCCCTGCATTCCCATATAACCCGGCTTCATTAGCAGCTGCACCTTCTCCTCGACCAAACAAAGAGCCATAAGCGCCCATTCCCATGCGGGCCGCCGCCATCATATTGTTATATTGACTGTTCATGTCTTGGTTGATTACGCCCTGGGTGTAATTAGTCAGAGCTTTAGCTTCTGCCCCTGAACCATCTAATCCGCGTGACGCCATAGCTGCTCGAACGGCATTCATACCTGTATGAAGCTGATGCTGCGCCCCTGGAGACATCTGATAGTTTGCAGCAAAGTGCTGATAAAACGCTTCCGGGTTAGAAAACATATCCCCAAAATGTTCCATGCCAGCCATACCAGCTAAACCACCTTCATCGTAAGGGTTAAGTTTATTAACACCTTCATTAGTATATTGATTGATTGAACCTTCCGCGCTTCCATAATTTGGTGTAGAGCCTCCCATCAAACCACCTAAAATGCCGCCAGCACCCCCAGCTATGCTTCCCCAATTTATCGCCATTATTTCACCACCCACGCGCCTGCAACGCGAAACTTAAAGTCATTAACATCGGTGTCATACACAATTGCGCCATCCACCGGATTTTGAATACTGTTTATTTCAGTCGTTTTATAAGGAGGCACCTGAAATACATGCCCTAATGCCGCGGTTGTTCCTTTGGTATAAGTCATCGGCTTGATAGCCCCTTGAACCGTCGCATTAACATTGGTTAAGTACTTTTGGTAATCAGTAGAGAGCTTGTTTGCTTCTGCGACATCTGACTTCAAAGGCGGTCTCTGTAAATATTGAATACTCATCAGTAGCCCTCATTTGTCATTAATACGGCCGCGTTCAACCAAATATTTTTAACGCCATTCATACACTCTATACGCCAGCACAATCGGTCAGATAAAGAGTAATCAATACCCATAGTAAGCCACCCTGCTTCACCGACTCGGCCAATGGAGTGTGAAACCTGCTCACCAAACGTATAACCACCATTGCTTGAAAAGCTTAAATAAACTTTTGGATCAAAATCTGCATCATTCTTTTCGTCCGACTCTTTAAGACCAAGACCTTGACGCATTTCAATTTGAAAACGTGCCGCTTTCGCCCTTTGCTCAGCAGGTAAGCTAAAAATCGGCGTGACACGCACACAGTGAATCGCCTCGTCATCATTCTTTGTAAAGTCACTTGAAAGCTGGCTAATTTTTCCAGCACTCGTATGCCCAAGAATGTGTTTTTTCTGGAAGTATGCATGGCAACATGAAAAATACTGACTGCCATCAATCATTTGTTGGTCATGCCACTCACCGCTATCAAAATCATAAACGACCGTTAAATCTTCAGTTGGGAAATTAAGAAAATAAAAGGTATGCCCATCTACTTGGTAGATATAGCCTGCAGCGTCATCAATCGTATCTAGTTGCTCAATGCGGTATTCTATAGCGGCATCTGATATGGCTTGAGATTTGCCACCATTAGTAACCCGAACGGTTGGCGCTCCGTTTTTATCAGAAGCTAACCATGCTAAAACACTTTCACCGTTGCTTAAATTGCCTCGAGCAATACTTGCAGTAGCCGCACACCCATACTGCATGGTTAAATTGCTGTTTCTAACAAATGGGAAGCTGGACCCCACCCCTGAGTTATACCAAATCTCAGTCACTTTACGCCCAAAGATAAACAATAAGTCTTCTAATACACGAATGCCCGTTATTCGCTCATTTCCATCTGTTGTTAATTCAGCTCTATTTAACGCATTCCAGCTGGTGGCGTCATCAATATCGGAAATAGCCCAAGTATTTGACCCACTGAAGCCCACAATGATAAATCCATCTAAAAAGTCCACATCTATCGGGCCATTTAAACTTGTAAAGTCAGTATCGCTAATCTGAGTCCAAGTAGGTGTACTTGAAAAGTCATATACCCACCCTTCTACATTGTCCACAAAAACAATTTGCTGAGAATTATTAGCTTGAACACCCACGTAACCCGCAGACGTATTAAACGTACCTACGGTAACGGGAGTTAAAGCATTGTCAAAATTAATGAGAGTATCGCCAAATACAGCAAATAGATTATCTGTATTTTCAAACAGTGCTCTTGTATTATTTTTTCCCTCTTCGGTGTGAAGCAATCTTGAGCCAGGAATTGTAATCAAGGCTTTTTGCCCTGCACCATTTACTTCCCCAACAAACATGTTAATGGTTTTTTGCGGGTCAAGTTGCTGACCAAAATAACCGCCAGCGCCACCAATGAAAGGTATGTTCGTTTTTATCATGACGAAATCACTCCCAGTCTTTGGGTGTAAAACCAATCATAATGTGTAATGGGTGGTCGAGTACGTACGCTAAAATCTTTTACGGCAGCTGCTTGTATGTTTTTCTTTTGCTCGCGCAGTGCCATTTCCATCTCTGGTGTCCAAGTAGTTAAACGCGTACTTCTTATTACTCGTTTAGCTAAGGACAAAACCAAGTACTCCCTGTAACTTCTAGGCAAATCAATTGTATCGCCATAGTCAACCGTGCTAATGGTGTATTTAAAGCGCATTTCGATGGAGTATTGACGGTCTGGAGTAGGAAAAAACTCTAATACCCATTGATTGGCTTGTGGAGATACAAACACCTGGGTTGGTCGACCAGTAATCGTTTCAGACGTGATATTTGTACCCACTATGTTTGAATTGATAATGGCTAAAGGATAATAAAAATCATCAACCGCAATTTTCACATAATCCAACTCAACCAAGTTATGAGCTGTAACAACATCTGACCCGGCCGCAGTTCCAATCGTAATCGATTGCTGGTTTGCGCCTAGTGTAAAGGATAATTCAGCCTGATAAGGTATTTTATCCCCAATCAAACCCATTTCAGATAAAATGTCATTCAAGTAATCAAGCGCAAACTGACGTGCAGCCGAATTTTCGCCCTGATAGGCGGATTCAGCACCAGCTTCTCTAAGTGCGTTATTGATTATGTTATTGACTGACAATGTATCCACTAGAACTAACCTTCTTTAACTACAGTTTTTTTGACTGCTTTTTTCTTTTCTACCTTTGGCTTTACATCTTTCGCTGCGTGCCAAGCGGCTTTTGCTTCAGAAGGTGTCTTAAACCACTCTTCGTTTCGCATGTAATCATCAAACTTGTCACCTTGAATTAAGCGCCGTTCGCCTTCAATGTGATAAACAAAATACTGCATAATTTCTGCTCCTAAATGAGGGGGCCGAAGCCCCCAACCTGGTTAAGCTGCTGCGTTTTTACCCAACAAACGAACTGCTTGGTCTGGTACCCAGCGAATCGCTGCTTGCGCATCCAAACGCATAACGTTTTTGTTGTTAAGAACTTCAGCTGTTTTACTTACTCGAATAGACACACCAGAGTCAGCATCGGTATGTACATAAGAATCAGGAGAATCCATACGCTCTAAAGGAGGCATACAAACAATCAAACCTTTTTCTGTGTAAGCAATATCATTCATGAAGCCAACAGTAGAGTTGGTTTGAACGTTAAGAACCGCACCTGCTGGAATTTCATTAGGCGAAGCGCCTGGAACAATAAAGTTCTGACGTGAACCGCTTGCAATTAATTCAGGTGTAACAGTCAAAGTGATATCACCACTACCATCAGCAGGGCCGCTTACCGCGGTTACAGCAAACTGCTTTTTGACTGCTAATGCTTGGCGACCAATGCGATCGAACTCAAACACACCATCCAAGCTGAACACATCGCCTACAGCAAATGTACCCGTGGTTGGGGTAAGTCCGGTTACAACGATTGAAGAGCCTGAGCTTACAGCGGTTTTAACGGTGATATCACCAGCTGCTGCATGAGTACCAGAAATGTGAGGCCGAATAGATGTATCACGCATGATATTCACACCAGCTAATCTGCCCATTTGAGCATCCAAGGTCACTTCTTTGTTCAATGGTGATACAAAAGAGTTCTGAATAGTAACATTGCCTTGCGCTTCATAAGCATTGTATTCATCCATGCACAGATAGCGACGGTAGCCATTCATGTTCAAGCTGTTCATTAATGGATTAACTGCATTAATCGCATTAAAAGAGTTGATAGGCGCGCTAATGTCACCAGTAAAGTTGTGTACTTGAGTTAAAGAAGCTGTTGCCACATCATTGTTAATCATTTTAACCAAACGGCGAACAGCGGGATGAATTACTTCAGCGCCAAAGTCAGCAATATCACGCTGCAAATCTGTTGGGGTATAAGTAATCGCAACCGTGTACAAAGGACCGATAGTAAGCGCAAAGCTTTCTTCAGTAATGTCTTCTGCTGTTGCAACGTCACCACGCTGACCTTCAAAAAAGTTATCTTTTCGTACATTTACGGTATCACCTGATTTATAGGTGTTATCGTTAAACATGTTTTCATATTTGTCATGTGCAGTTGCTAAAAAGCTGTTTTCTGCTTTAAAGATTGCTGCTGCCTGTTTACTAATTAAACTTGAGTTTAAATATGTATTAGCCATTTTTACTACCTACTGTTAAGTCTTTCCTTCCAGTACGCACACATTTGCTCATAAGATTGGTCATTTGAGCGCACCGCAAGGTTACGATTAGAATTAACGCCAGATACCGGTTCCGAAGCTTTATTCACTAGCTTTTTACGAGGCTTAATCGTGTCTTCTGCCCTATGTATCTCGCGCACTTGTTTAGCAGGAGGCAACTTCGCGATTCTTTGCAATTCACCAGGCTTGTCTGCGTAATACGCAATGAGTTCGCTTGGCTCATCTACACCTTGCAAGGCTTCTGCCATTGCATCGGTTCCATTTTGAGTAAATATTTGAAGTGCTTGGTCAAAATTGTCATGCGTGCCGTAACCGACATTAATTCTGTCTACTAGCTCTTCGTATTGTTTCTGTTGAGCTGCGAAAGCTTGCGCTTGTTGCTCTTGAGCCTTACGCTCACTAACTTTTTGCGCGCGCTGTAACAACTGCCCAGTCACACTATTTACATCAACATACTCACCGGTTTCAGGGTCATAAATAGCCCCTTCGGGTGCGGATGGTTGCTGTTGGTAAGCAGGTTCATTCATTAACGCTTCTTGGCCTTTTTGGCGGGCTTTCGCTCGCTCAGCCGCAATAGCGTTGCCGAATTTTTTACGCTCTTTAGCTAAAAGTTTGTCAAACTTCTCTTGCTCTTCAGGTGACAAATCAATTGCCTCCTCTTGAGCTGATTCGTTTTCAACTTCAGCTTCGGGCACACTTTCAACCTCTTCAGTTTCGGCTTCAGGGTTTACTTGCTCTTCTACTTGTTCAACATTTTGCATTTCATCGTTCATAGTTATGTCCTCCAATAGACGTATCGTGTACTTAACGAATCACCGGCTTAAGGCCGCGACTCTTTGCTATTTGTCGCATAGCTGCGATACGCGGCTTAAGTCCGCGACTCTTTAAAATCATTTGTGCTTCATCTCAGCTTTGTGTAAATCACTTAAAACTTTCATAGCCGTCATGTCTTTTTGCATATGAGCATTCGTTATCTCTGCATCTGCATCGATGTAAGCTTTTTCAATCGCATCAGCTAGCTTTTGTCTTTCTACTTGCAGGTGCGCAGCATCTAGTTGGTTCTTTTGCTGATTTTGAACTGCATCTTGTTGCAGCTTTTGAGCTTTTAATGTGACTTCAGCTTTATCTTTTTGTGCGGACGCCATATTCTTCGCAGTCTCGCTTTGAACTTTGGCCATTTGGGCTTGCATGAGTTCTTGTTGTGGATTTGGCTGTGGTGGAAGCGGTGGTAAACCTTTCTCTTCACGTAAAATATTTTGTGGAACAAGGGTTTCAAACCTATCAACCAATCTTGGAGCTATCGGACTTTGAATAGTCGATGCAATCATGTCGAGAACTAATGGTGAGACAGCTGGGTAAATGCTTGCTAAGCGATAAAGCTCCTCACGCACTAATTCTTGCTGAATAGTAAATGAAGCTACGGGCTGCACTTCTAGCTTATACACGCTATCCGTAACATCGTTCTTAACTTGGTTGCCTTGAACTTGATTGATAGTGACTGATTGACTCTTACCCGACTCATCCACGACAGAAACAATGCGTTCGGTGTCGTAAAGCTTAGGGATAAGCTCCATTACAATTTCGCCAACAGCCTGCATACCTGTGTAAAGGTTTTGCATTAGCTGCACAAAAGATAGGTTGCCTTGCGTAATAGTTCTGCCAATAGCAACGCCACTGGTTTGATTCGGTAATTCACCTCTAGCAGCTGGATAAACGCCTAAAGTTTTGTAAATGTCTTCTTCGGCACTTTCGGCTAACTGAAAAAACGCCTGTGGCAGCTCTTCAGGCGGCCTAAAAATAGGCTGGGGGTTTTCAGGGTCAACATTGAATGGCACAAACCCTTGTTGCCTGTCCGGGTTGCGCATAATTTCTTCATAGTTTTTGAAGTTTTCTTCAGTACCATAAACTTGCTCTTTACGAAGTCGTGATAAGCCATTAATGGCCTCTGACATACAGTAGTTATAATTCTTCTGGGCATCTTTAGCGCCGTGAATAAATGACTCGGTGTATTGCTTGCCTTCTTGGATGTAACTCATGGCATCTACAAACACAAAAGGAAAGCTACTCGCAGGCCACTCATACTCTTCTAAAACTTGTTCTGAGGTAAGTTTGTAGCACTTGATAAAGGTTAATTTCGTTTTTCTGCGATTTGCCTCAACCAAAGGTGGAATCATTTCTAATGGCACACCTCGCATGGCCATCATCTGCTCGTATTGAGCCGCAACTTCTTCTGCATCTTCTTCCAAAACATCTTGTTTGAAATCCACTCCATTTGTGAGCTGTACAAGCGTCTTAGACTTGTAATCTTTTACGTAGTACTCGAGCACTACTACACTTTTTCTATCTATTTGCGGTAGAAAAGAGCGTGAAGAGCCTAAAATTTGTTGCCCTGTTGGTACTTTGGCATTTGGGTAGCTTGCTTCAAAATCTTCTTTTGAGATGATTTCATAGCAAAACTGGAAATCACCATCCGTCTTGCATGATTTTTGAGCATTAGGGTCAAAACCTACCGTAAGTGGGTCAGGCGAACCTTTGATTGTGATTTTTTGATCGAACTTATAAGGGTCTTCATACTCAGTACCAACTTTAAGGACACCCCACCCACCAACACACTGGTTTTTAAAGCACTCAGAATAAGCTTGAGACGCATGGGAGCCATACGCTAATGCACGCAGAAACTTGCTGAGCATTAAATCGTTATTGGCATTAGCTGATTCCGGGTTGGTTGGTACCAAATTCAGCTTTGGCTGCATATTCATTTGCTCGCCAAGCAATTGACGCACCAAAGGCTTTAATTTGTTGAATGTATAAGGCGTTTTGCCTGTTTGAACGTAACTACTCCATTCTTGGTTATTCCACTGTTCATCATTGAAAAAGTATTTATCGTTTCTAAAGCTTGTAATGTTATGTGAGAAATAGCTAAACCAAGCTTCAACATGCTTTTTAGCTTGCTCAATAATCTTATCGCTCTTTTCAGCTGAAATAGACCGCTTACGCTTTTGTTGATAGCGCTCATCATTGAACAGATAAACATTCGGCAACTGTTGGTCAAGCATAGTATTGACTCCGGTGTTGCGGAATGTGTTGGATTGGCTTTAAGAATTTAGATGCTGGAGATTGTTTTTTAGCAAACTCATCAGTTTGTGGAATAATGCTCAAGCACTCATACTGAAGCGCATCGTGAGTATGCGACTGTTTATTCTTTTTGGCTTTGTAAATAACTTTACCGCCAGTACTTTGCTGCCACACATAATGCTTAAGAAAACCACCGCGTAAGTCTTTGCATTTGTCTTTATCTAGGACAAATGCAGGTAAACCACCATTTAAGCGCGTTAAAAAGTGCCGGACAGCGTCATGGCGTACATCTGGGTCGTTAGAAACAGCAAGACGTACATTGCTGCCAAAAACCTTCTTAACGGCCTGATAATCAGATAAAACACCACACGCTGAAGTACCAGCTTTACCCGCAGGGTCCATGGTGATGTTTTGAATGGTATAACCTGGAAAATGCTGCTCTAGGTAAGGCTTGACCACACTATTGGCAAACAACTCCATTCCCATATCACTCTCGTGCAAGGTAGCTAACACTCTTAGCTGCTGGTTTGCATATTGTGAAATAGTGCAAGCAGGCTGATACCAAGTATCGAAAGATAAGCGGATGCCTGTTTCTGGAAAATATTCTAAGTTCTCTTGCGCATGAATATTATCGTTATATTCGTTATAAATGAGCTTGCCAGTCTTAATGGAGCCATATTCACCACAGCAATAAACTTTAATAAACTCTTCAGTCGCACCTTGAGCAATCTGGGAGTAATAATTCTTACCTAAACGCTCGATATTTTCAGCTTCAGGATTTGCTTCCCAACCTAAATCTGTCTTAATAAGACCAGGAGGCTGGCGATATAATTTGAAGCCGCGCGGTTTTTCTTTCTCAAAAATATTGTATAGCTCAGAATCAACTTCTGGCGGGTTGCTATCAAAAATAACGCCTGACCAGTAAGGAATCTTTTCTTTTACCCACTTACCATTTTCTAAAACATCACGTTCAAACCATTTTTCAACCTTATCCAGGTCGATTTGGTCGCGAGAAGGATAACGCCCAGTTCGACCTAGAACTTGCGTAATAATGCCCTCAGGGCTTTCAGACGCCTCATTGATGTAACCAAAAGTAAATGAGCTCGATTTTAACTTTCCGAACTGTTTAGGCTTATCAAGCGCATAGAATTGAACCTTAAGCTCAATTGGGCCTTTGCCATCGTTAAACTTGATTTCAACCTCTAATGGCTTCTGAGTAGAATGAACTGAACCTAAATCCTCAAACCAATCCATGAACATTTCATGCGTGGTTTGTTTTAGTTGGTCATAGGTATTTCGTACAAAAACAGCTTTTGCCCTTCTCACGCCATCTTTACAAGGCGGCATCATCTGTGCAGGGATTAGAATTGATTGCCAGTTGAAACCAACCGATTTACCCGAGCCATATGGGCCAATAACACCTGAAACGGTGTATTTATAAAGCTCTTCGTGAACTTTTTTAAGCGTAGGAACAGGTTTATACTCGCGAACACCAGCTGGATTTATAATCTTGCACTCAAACTCATCGTTAACAGCAAGATGCACATAGTCTTTCTTGACTAAGTCACGCTTTAACTCTGCTATTTCTCGTTTGAGTGCTAACATCTACAACCTATTAGTGAATGAGCCCATTGGGGGCAATAACTTTCAGAGTCAAAGCAACCGAGCAAATCAAGACTGCAATTCCAATGCATCTTGTAAGGAATTTACATTCAACATTTTGCATTTTGATTCCTCTCCACCATTTCAACTCAATAATTCTTGTGCTATCATTTTTCACATGGTTACTCCTGTTAAGTAATCATCACTCTGTTGGTGCTGCTACACGCAACAGAATAATTAAGCCTGCTTTATGCGGGCTTTTTTATTTCTTCTTCACTATCTTCACGACCGGTTTCAAATCAGGATATTTCGCATAAACAGCCTTCTTGATACCCGATGGCCTTGGAGCGTTATGAGCTAAACTTAATGCGCTCTCAGCTCTTTTTTTTGTGTTAATTGGGAAGGTTCCAGCAGGTGCACCACCTTTTGGGCCGGCAAAATCTTTTTTAGCGACTGATTTGTATTTACCAGCGTTAGAGCCACCTGGCTTCTTTCTGGCTGCTTTGATAGCTGGAGTAAGTTTCTTACGACTTGGCAATTTGGGCCTCCTTAAGCTTTTTCACGTCTTCGATTAACGTTTCGAGCTCAATGAGTTTCGCCATATTTGCCAAGGAAGCGGTATATTTTTGAACCTCATCAGGACTTAAGTTGCCTGCCACGCCTTCATCGAAGATTGCTTTTGCTTTTTCTTTGTAACCTTCTTTTCCAGCAACTTCTGGCAGAGGTACAACGCGTTGCTCGGATTCATTAAACCTGCGTTTACGAGCAGAAATGAGTAAAACGGGGTTGAAGTGTTTATTAGCGTGAACTAAATTTTTCTTTTCAATTTCGTCAAACCAGGCAACATTAGCAGCCCGACCTAAAAGGCAAGCCTCAGCAAACGACTCTCGATAACGAGGGTTGCCTGGCTGCTTCCAGTATTCGACCGTTCTCAACGAAACCTTAGCTTCTTTAGCAATCATGGCGTAGGTCCCGCCGTCTGCTAAAACATCGTAAGCTAGTTGGTCACACTTCTTGTTATATCGACCATCAAAGTTAAAGGCATCTTCTAGACGCTCTTCTGAAATGACGCGATTAATCTTTTTTTGTTTACTCATACCCTCCCTTATACAGCCGCACCCTCTTGTTCGGGAATACGAACAATAGATATTTTTTATAGTAACGAACCCATCGATAGATTTTATCTATTATTGTTCGTACAATAAATGCCTCACCATAAGGTGATTTTTATTAATTAATAAAGAGAGAAATAAAATGAAGAAACAATCACACAGAGACAGAGTCCATGAAATGGAAGGCGAAGCACGCACTAAGGTTCCATATCACCAAACTCATAAAGATAAGCGTCATGAACGCCATGCTTTAAAGGCTGCTTTGAAAGAGCATGCACCTAAGAAGCATCATTAAGAATTAGCCCCTTCGGGGGCTTTTATGTCCAATGAGGAAAATAAGAATTGATAATTTCTTCATAGACATCTATAGCGGTTGCGTAATCTTCGAATATACTCCAATCCGAACGAGTCCATGAAACAAAGCATCTAAATTCTCCTAGCCCGTTGTTTAACGGCTTTAAGATAAGTTCTTCGCCATCCTCAGAAAAATTAACACCCGCCACCTCCATGCCAACCAAACGTATGTCCATGACAGACTCTAAGTATTCACCAATGTCATTAGGTGAAAATCCACGCCAACCATCTTCATCGTCATCGCAATTTATTAAAATAGCCCAGACTACTGCTCCAATGCAGCTTTTCCTTAATCCGCACCTAAATCTTTCATCTTCCACAATAATTTACTCCATAAAAATAACAATGCGCCAGCTATAGGCGGGCGCTAATAAATCAACTTTGGTGTCTATGTAAAAGTGGCGCAATCATAATTCCACTTGCACCACTCTTTGATATATTCAAGACATTCGTTACTACGGCCGACTTTGTCAGAAAGCTTTTCCAGTAGCTCAACAATTTTCTCAGCGTTTTCATTACTCATAACTTCTCCACTTTCACATAAGGGTAGCTCATCTGCAAATGCAGGAAGTGCGTCTGCTCGATGCCCGATATATGCTTGCTCTTCTCGCGTTATAAACTCTTTCTTTTCACTCATAATCCACCCCTCTTCAAAAACCTAACCGTAGTCAAATAACTTTGACGCTTTAAAAAATCCCTCAACTCATTTGCACTATCAAAGAATTCGTAATTATCAATATCTTTTAGGCCATTCATAAAAACCAGTAACACACGCTTTACCTGGAAAAACTCAATGATATGCAAGCAAGGTTCGCTAGTAGCATGTTTACATGAAATATTCTTTATTTCTTTCAATCGTAATTGATGGGTTTTTACTAACTCATTTAGATTCATTACATTCACCCTCTAGCTTTTGTTTAAGTAAACTAATCCTTTTCATTTCATCTATAAATAGGCTTTGCCTATCTTTGATGTGGTTAAGCCGCTCAACTCTAGAATGATAAGTTTTTATAATACCCCAAACTTCCTCTCGATATTTAATTTTAGTCGGGGAAAAGGGGCCAATCCTCCAATCATGATTATCAAATATTTCACTTTCTAAGTCACATATTTTTGAGTTAAAGTCATACGCAATTGAAAGTGCTACATCAGTAAGTGAATAATTCTGCACGCGAAAAGGAGTTAATAAATCTTCTGACTTTACAAGCTGAGACACTTTCCAATCATCTGGCAATTTTAAAAACTCATCTAAATTCATATTTCACCCTAAAATTTTTAATGAAAATTTTTGCGAGCTGATTAAGCCTTTCATCTAAAAGTTTAAACTCCTCATAAGCCACAATTAAATTCACAATATCTCTTTCGTATTCAACTGTTTTTCCATCAGATAAATTAGAGCGAAAAATTTCGTAATCTTCGTATAGCCTTATTAAATTACCATCTTTAATAAATACTAATATGCCATGATCCCTCGCAATATAAATTCCATTTACATGATCACACCATTCACACCCAAGAATCCCCCCCAACATCTCAAGTTGAGCCTCCTCACTTAGCTCCATAAAAGTTTCAAATTTCATTATTATCTCTCTTTATTTTTTAAATATTCCAAAATCACATCTTTCGCCTCATCAAATCCATAACAAACTTTAGCCTCATACCCTTGAGCCAACATCAGCTTTATCCAGTTGTATTGGTCACTGGTTAATTTTCCACCAGGCCGTTTAAGCTCGATCCAAAGCCCGTGAAGGCCGTTTTGAGGTTTAGCAAGGAAAATATCGCTTACCCCTCTTAAAACGCCCATACGCTTAAATTTAGCCCCTTCTCGTGGATTCCTGTATCCACCGTTCGGGATATGTATCAAATACGGCCCAATTGTGTTGTGAAGTCTCGCCCAAGCTACAAGCTGCATCTGAATCTGGTCTTCAGTGAGATTTTTAGTACCCACTTTGCGAACCTTCAACCGAATCAAGCGGCCAAACTTGGATGACGCGCCCCAAGTGTTCAAAGCGTGATTTTTCATCCAAATCGTCCCGACTGTGGGGGAACAATTCCTGATGTAATTTTTTAAACTGTTTGCGCCTAACATGAATTACCGACGTTGCGTAATCGGCAATTAGTTTTTCAATATCTTCCAGCAAATCGCTTTTGCATTTAGCTTTTTTCATTAACCAATTCTCGCATTAATATTTTTGATGAGTCCACCCATGGAGGAATTGCTATTAAGCCCCTGACCAGCTGCGACCGTGCAGATAGCAATTTTCTCTTTAGGGCTGTCGCAGTCTTTTATTTCGCTCATCAAGTTGGGATTATTTTTATTCATCGCTTTTAGCCTTCGAATCAACTCGTCTTCTACGGGGCTTCTGCCATGTTTCAATTTTCTAGATTCCTTCTCTTCATAAACCGCCGTAGGGTTTGATCGAGCCTTGAGGATTCGAATCAACTCCATTGATTTTGGCTTTCGCTTATCGTTATCCGCTATACCTCGCCATTCATTCCAGGCTTGCTCAATCTTGTCCGCCGAGAAGGCTGATAAATCATGCAGCCACACAGAGTTCAATTCCTGGCTTTCAGGAATGCCATGGTAGGCAAAAATTTTTTTAATTATTTTTTTCGTTGAAACATCATTCACAATTACAACCTCCAATCTTCTTTTTCAGGTATCTCGTCCTCCCATCGGCCCTGGTTGAGCCAAGTGATGGGATGAGGAATATATTCGACTTCTTTAGACTTCAAATTTTCCACCTGAGAACTCAAGCCCGAAATAATCTCATCAGCAAATTCAATTTTCTGCCTAACCAAAGATTCAAACTTTGACTCACACTTCTTTTTCCCAACTTTGCGTGGGTACAAAGACCAGAATTCTTCAAACTTTGTTTTGATTAAAGAATTGACTTTTTTTCGCTCAGAAACCGCAGGTTTTGAGCAAGACATAGATTTATCTATGTCTAAATTAATATCTGATATCTGATATCTATGAGGTGTACCACTCATCATGCACTCATCGTTCACTCGTCGTTCACTCATGCGTTCACTCATTTTTGAAGAAGCTAATGAATCCAAGGGCTGCGGGCTGTTTTTACGTTCACTCATGCGTTCACTCATCATGCACTCATCGTTCACTCTTCGTTCACTCATAGTTTTAATTGGACTAATCCGTTGCTTCGGAATAATGGGCAAAAGATGCTCAAACACATAGTTCTTTTGGCGACGAATCAAGCCAATCTTAACTAGGTAATCTAGCTTTTGTTGGATGGACCTAGGCGTAATTTTTGCACTTTCACTTTCATGCTTTTTGTGTCTTCCGCGCCGGTCTGGCACGCTCAAAACCTCCCGAAAAGCCTGCGTATTAAACCGAGATTCGACACCCGAAATTTTAGTTTTAATGTTCATACGACTTCTTAAAAAGGCGTACAACTTAAAATACTCTGGCGGCTCATCCGCTAAAATCTCAAACTCTTCCGAGCTAATAAAAGTAGCCTGATACTTCACCACTCATCTCCCTGTTTATTATTATTGTTTTAAAAGCATTTAAATTGGTCAGGGCGGAAGGATTTGAACCTACGACCACTCAGTTCCAAACCGAGTACTCTCCCAAACTGAGCTACACCCTGAAAAATAAGCGACGCAGGACTCGAACCAGCAACCGACAGTACATCGTACTCACAACTCTACCATTTGAGCCACTCGCTTATTTTTAAAGCCCCTCTCACGCGCCCAAGGAAACAACAATAAAAACCTACACGCGAAAAGAGCTTTAAAAATAATTTCTATGACTTCCCTTTGTAATCCCAAGCAATCAAAGTTAAAAGAATTGAGAAGTCATAGAAAACCTTTTGTTCTACGTAGAACACTAACTTTTGTCATAGCACTCACCCTGATATACTGCCAGTCACCACAACTACAATATAAGGCAAATGCTATGACAAAAATTAATAGTTTAAGCAAGCTGAAAATTTCATTAAACGTAATTGACACCACTAACTTTAAAGGTTCGGCTGCTTTAGCTTTTCTTTTAGTAATATTTCAAATTTATGGCACTTTTCATTTGGAAAAATCTATGGCAGGCATGATTATCGCAACCATTTTACTTATTTTTATTTTTCTATACTGGGCATTACTATTTTACGGCAAGTACAGCGAAGCTAAACACGAATATTATTTAGAACACACTTTAATCAAAGTAAACAATGTATATTGGGACCCAAATACATTAGACGCTTATTGTGGCGACGTTAAGTGTAAGCATCCAATCAATTTTTCTCAATTATCCTTCGGTGGAAAACCGCACGATAATGCCGCATGTTTCAAATGTGGCAATGAGAATGTATTAATTAATCGCGCCAATCAAAGAACCTCATATAGAGATACAATCAAGCTAATTAAAAATATCGTCAATAAAAATGTTAAAGAACCTATCCGCTAACTAGAGTGGCTTATGAAAAATAAAACATAAAATGCAAGCTGCATTAATAATAATTAACCCTAAATACTTTTGTTTTTTAGAGAGCCGTTCATGGTTTACTGTTAAAGCTGAAAAAAAAACCACTGCAACCACCCAAAAGAAAAAGCCAATCAAAACTTTATCCCCTTCATAAAGACGGCCCAATATACAAAAGCACAAGTAAGCCAGACATAAACGTAGAGAACCACGCAGTGGAATACTTCACTCCACTTGAAGCGCGTTATTTCAGGCAAATCTTCTATTTCGCAGAATAACAGAGCCAATACTACAGCGACTAATATAGTTCCTGTAAAAAACATAAAGACCGCCATTGTCATACTTGTAATAACACCCATCTTTACTCCGTTTCTTTATAAATTTTAGTAACTTTTGTCATAGCACTCACCCTGATATACTGCATGCTTCGAAACTCACAATAAAAGGGCAAGTGCCATGACAAAAATCAAGTTTAATCAACCCGGGTTCCATCCTATGAAGTTTGTTTTATTTCTAGCAACTTTGGCAACGGCCATACTCGCAATTTATACCCCGCATTTAGCCAACCTACTAAATATTAATTTTGAAACTTATAAAACTCTCACTTCGATTACTTTTCTTTTAGGGTTTGCTTTCATCTCTTACTGGAACTATCAAGTCATTCAAAATAACCTAAAGCTAAGCAACGCTGACAAAGAGAGATATCGTCAAGATATAATAAAACTCTCAAACCATATTCAAGCAGCCCAAAAACTATTAGCTAAAAATCATATTTATCCTCACCCAAATACTCCTAATTATTTATCGAACTCCGAGTATGAAGAAGCTAAAGCATATTGGGATGTAGAAATTAATACACGTCAAACCTACGATTTAAATAATCTTAACTAATCCCTCGGATACAAACCCATAACCTTTATCATGATGCCCTGCGCAGGTATACTTAGCTCTCTAACCTTCTAATCAACCATGAGAGCATCATGATAAAAACTATAAAATTATTTTTTGCTATATTTATTGCGGCAGTAACAGCGCTAACAACAGTAGCAAAGCTTCTTTTTCTTCTCAGGGAGAACGACTTCCTTATGACCACAAACGAATTATTTTTTATAATCTGTTTTTTTATCCTTGTTGCCTGTGTGGCTTTTCAATTTCGACAAACAATATTGTTAGTACGAGAAAATAAAGACCTTCAAAAACAAGTATCTATGTTATCCTCCGAAAAAGAAGAAGCTTTAGAAATTGCACTAAAATACAAACAAAAACTGCCCCAACCACCAAAAACACCTATGGAGGTACTTAAACGCACTCTCAATCCCTCGGATACAAATCCGGCCTCAACTCATAACGAGTAACCTTCCCACCCGTAGCCTTTTCTAAAGCTATTACGTGGCGGGCTGGAATGCCTGTTTTTAGCCAGCGTGTTACTGCTTGTCTTGAGATACCACAAAGCTCAGCACAAATTTTGTGCGTTCCTACACATTTAATTGCTTTTTCAATAGCATTGATTGTATTACCTGTCATCATTGCTACATTTTAGCTACAAATTGTAGCATTAACAACGTTTTTATTCGGATTTTGCTTATTTTTAGTGAATTGATCGATTTTTGGCAAATTTTTGTTGCAATTGTGAGAGATAACTCACAAAATAATGTAAAGTTTTTATTATAATAGTTTTTCAATGAGTCAAAATATCGGCGACCGTATTAAAGAAGCCAGAGAATCCCTCCGTCTTACGCAGGAGGAGCTAGCAAAAAAGCTCAACATTTCTCGGCAAGCAGTAAGTAGCTTCGAAAGATATACAAAGAGAGTGCCTCGTAACATAGAGGAAATTGCCTTTGCCCTTAATGTTGACAAAAATTTTCTTCTTACAGGCTTAACACTCACAACAAAATCATTTGATCCCCAAAAAAATAAACTTGTAGCAAAAATACGGTATTCAGAACTGATCAATCTATGTACAATCGCCAGCTTAATTCACGGAATAGAGAATTGCGAGGACAAGTTGGAAGTTCAAGTTGATGAAGAAAGAATTGAAAATTTAGATAGACTTTTTGTAGTCGAATTACCCCATATTGATGCGATGATTAAGCCTACGGGGCATCAATACAATCTTTATAAAGGCGATGTAGCCATTTTTGAGGCTGGAGCAACACCTGCTAACGAAAAGTTTGTTCTTGTACGTCATGACGGCCAAGTTATTGTTAGACAATATTTTGTGGATGGCGCTCAGGTGGTGCTCAAGGCCCTTAACGAATCTGTATACCCTTCCATTTTAGCAAATTCAGAGACTGAGGTACTGGCGGTCTTAAAAGATTTGCGTAAGAAAATGCCATAACCTGTACAACATTATTTTGTAAAAAGTGCACTTTTTATTTATAATTTTAGTATGCAAGATTATGTTGCAGAGGAAATAACAATGGCAAATGTCTTCGATGTAGCTGACCATATTTTAAAAAAGAAAGGTGAGCTCACAGCAATGAAACTTCAAAAGTTAGTATACTATTCCCAGGCGTGGCATTCCGTATGGGAAGAAGAGGTTTTATTCCCGGAGCGTATAGAAGCGTGGCTTAATGGGCCAGTCTGCCCTGTTCTTTATGCCGAGCATCGCGGTAAATTCAAAGTGGATAAAGAAACCTTTAAAAATAAATTAGAGGGTAATTTAACCTCTAGTCAACTCGAATCAATTGACAGCGTGATAAATTATTACGGCGATAAAACCTCTCAATGGCTGAGTGATTTAACCCACCAAGAACAGCCATGGCAGCAAGCTAGGAAAGGATTAGCTCAAAATGAGCGTGGCACGCGTGAAATAACTGTTACGTCTATGCAAGAGTTTTACGAGGGGCTCTAGTGGCTAAACACAAAAAACCCAAAAATAAAGCCATTCCTAAGCATTCTCGAACCCCTATCTCTAATCCTATATCCACGGAAAATTTGCCTATAAGATGGAGTTTTTCACGGCTAGATTCGGGCGGAGAATGGAGCTTCCTAAATATCTGTAAAAATACACTTCATCAATTAATAACTAAGAAATTTGGTGAAATCGAAGGATTAAAATGGGGACAGCTTAAAGCAAATGGCAGTCACCATGTGGAAACCTACAAGCTAATTAAATCTGCTCAAGAAAGACTGCTTCATTTAAAAATGGAGGATTACGACCAGTTGTTTTCACTTAGATTAAGTGGAAAAGAGAGGGTTTGGGGTATAAAAGAAGGACAAATTTTTTTTATTTTATGGTGGGATCCTCACCATGCTATTTGTATTTCTAACAAAAAACATACCTAGATTTAACTAATGAACAACAATCGATCTTTAGAATACATTAACTGGCTAGATATCACTGAAAATGAACTGGCCGCCTACGGAGAAATTGACCTCAGTTTTCCAGACAGAATAAAAGTCATGATTGAAGAGGAAAAAGCGCACCAAAAAGAAATGAAAGCTTTAGCTGAATATAAGCCAAAGACTCTTTTTCAATGGCTCAAAAGCTTCTATAGAAAACAACCAAAAAGATAACCTGCAGAGCCCAGGGGGTTTACCAATAAGAATACCCCCTCCGATCCCCCTACCCTGTGTTTTCGTGCTTATCCTGCTTCCATTTTAACTAAGTGGTGGATCATTTTAGTAACATTAAATTTATTATTGCCTTTTTTAAACTCTAATAGCCCGACTTTAAGATAGAACACCAAGACAGTAAGATTAGCCGGGGTTTGTAACAATTTTACTTTATCCACATTGGATGAAAAGGTTTTTTCCATATCCTTAATAAATGCCACATACAGCTGCTTAGAATCATCAACCGTAAGGGTTTTTTCCACATTATTTCCGATTTTAAATATGTCGCTCGACACATTTACCATTGAGAACGCGCCCTCAAAATACCCGGATGCATAGTTCTGATTTGAGATATAGGGGGATTTAATATAAGCAATCATTTGTTGAGTCTGCATTGAATACCCAATACCAATAAAGAGCAAAGACAAAATAATCGTGCAAAGTTTT